TTCTTCTATTTAATTTAGCCTTAAATTTAATTTTATTAATTAATTTTGTCTTTGTTAATCTTCTATCTAATTCTATTCCTATTTTTCTTCCAATTTTTTCTAACTCTTTTTTAGTTTTGTCTTGTAAATCTTTAACAACAATTGTTTTTACTTTCTTTTCTTCTACTACAAATGAATCTACAAACTTTTTCCAAGATTTACTAATCCATCCAAACATTAGAACGTTCCACCATCTACTGTAGTAACTTCAACATCACCAGAGGTAACTGTAAAGTTATCAGTAGAAAAAGACGCAACTCCTATGTTTGATGTACTTGCTAATTCACCAACAATTTGTAATTTATTACCAGTAGCAACAGTATTGATTCCTTCACCTGCTAAAAATTCTAAAACACCACCAACTCTTACGGATCCTTGTGATGAAGTTTCGTCTGCAAAATATAAAGGATCAGCAAGTTTATCACTTGCAATTGAACCTGCTAACATAGCACTTGTTACACCTAATGCCTTAACTCTTAATGCGTCACCTGAAACTTCAACTGAACTACCGTCAACTTCTACATCTATTGTATTACCATCTTTTGATAAAGCGGCACCTGCAGTAATTTGACCTGCACCAGAAAATTGAGAAACGTCTAAATCAGTTGTTCCAAATGTTGGAGCGCCTGTATGTGTAAATGTATATCCATTGTTAGAACCAATAGTACCTTCTTCTACAAATACAAATGCACCACCACTTAATTCAGATGGTTGGTCTTCTGGAGTTGCTCTTGTTAAAACAAAAGCAGTTGATCCATCACCTATAGTTGTAACTACATAAATTCCATTTTCACTTGCGTCTGTTTGGTCTTTAACTAAAATTCTATCTGCAACACTTGGTGTTACACTATCAACTGATAATGCACCGTTAGAACTTGCTGTTAATGTTGCACCAACACCTAATGTTCCATTATTATAAGTTGCTGATAAATCAGCAATTGTCGCCAATCTACAAGAAGGTTTAGTATCTAAACCTTGAGCAACTTGGTCAACATAAGCTTTATTTGCAAGTGATTGAGTTTGAAATCCTGCTCTATCTTCATATCCACTAGGAACAATTATTGAACCTGTTCCGTGTGGTGAGATATTAATATTTTTATTTGCGGATGTAGTTGTAAATGATTGGCCATCAATTGTAATGTCATCAATTACTAAAGAAGTTAATCCTACTAAATCTGTTTCTGTAGCACCTAAAGTTAAAGTAGATGATCCTAAAGTTAAATTAGGATTTGCTAAATTAGAATTTGATATACCTGCACTACCAGAGAAATTTGAATCAACTAAAGCTGTTGCGTTTATAGTTACCGTATTATCAGTAACTACTGCTTCCATACCTGTGCCACCAGCGAAAGTTAATGTTTCACTTGTATTATAAGTATCTGTTCCAGTATCACCTGCTAAATCTAAAGCTTGGTCAACAACTGCAAATGCTAAATTACCAGAACCGTCAGTTTTTATAAACTCACCAGCAGAACCATCACCATCAGGTAATGTAAATGTAGTTGTAGAAGTTACACTATTTGGTGCTTTAAGTCCAATATGTCCTGCACCATTATTTGAGCCTTCATTAAATTTTATTGTTCCACCAACTGTAGTATCACTACCTAAAATTAATTCATCTATTGCTTTATTTGAATCAGCAATTAATGCTCCACTTGCTGTTAATATTCCAGGAACGTGATCCAACATATCGGCAAAATATTGTCCACCGATAACTGTTATATTATTTGCGTCACCATTACCATCTACACCACCTTCACCAATGAATAATCTATCTCCTAGATTACCTTGGGTTCCTGTTCCATAAGTTAAAGCTAATTCACCTAATTTTAATGTTGATGGTGCTGAAGTACTTGATGACCGTTTTATCTGTATTACTGTTGCCATATGCTATTTAAAAACTCCCACAATTAAATAATAGTGTTCCAGTTGTAGTAACTACTTCCGTTCTAGTTACAAATTTACCATCACTTGACCTGTATTGAATCATTGCGCCATCATCTAAATTTGTTGTGTCAACATCACCAAGGCGAGATAATCTTAATTCTGAATTTTGTACAGCTACAGTTGATGGTATGGTTACTGAAACTTTTTGTGGACCAGATTGTGTATCTACGTTAATTTTTGCTGTAATATCAGGCATTAATTCTCTCCCTTTATTTATATATTTATAACAAAAATGAGTTTGATTATACTGTTACTTGCGGTCGGACTGTAATTATTCCTTCAATAACTCTAGTTACAGCAGCACCAGATGTAATTTCAAGGTCATAGACATATCTCTCAGCGTCTAAAGCGGATGTTTCAGTTGCTGTTAGTGTGAGAGTAACTACTCCTGTGGTAGCGTCTGTCGCTATTGAAGTAGTCATATTTGTTCTTGTTTTTGTAGAAGCAAAGCCTTTAGCCAACTTAGCAACAGCCGTATAACCTGTAAGGTTAAAAGCATTGCCTTGAGCGTCTTTTACAGTTACGTCTGAACTGAAAGTTGCCCCTTGGTCTATGGTTAAATTAGCTATTGCGGCCATCTATTTTTTGTCTGTAATTTTGTTTGTTTCTGGTACTTCTTTTTTAATCAACTCTATAATCTTCTCGTTATAAAATTTAGTTAAAACATCTATTTTCTCAATTTCAATAGTATGTCTAGTCTTGCTTACCTGTATTTCTTGTCTTACTGCTAGGTAATTCTGTAATTCAGGACTAAGCAACTTCTCATCATACTGCTTTCCATCAATTGTTATAGCCATAGTTAATCTCCATTTCAGTTTTCTATAGTTATATTTATACGATATAAATATAAGAGTATAAATAATTAAAGGAGATATTATGGCAGTAACAGTAACTTTAAAACAAACAAGACCTAATACAGACGTTGCTTTTTACAACGCTTCAGTTGATTTTATAGCATTAAAGGAAGAAATGGTATACGCTGGAACCCTAGTAGATAATGGTGGTAGTAATAATGAAAATGGTTTAGTAAGAACTTGGAGTTTAACATTTACAAATGAAGAAGCTAATACAGCATTTGATAAAGACGCTAGGTCAATGTCTTATGAGGATGCTAGAGGAGCATATAACCTAATTAGTGGTATAACAGAAACATTTTCATATAGTTAATATATTATTTTTATTATGCTTCCAAATGATATAAACCAATATCAGGTTTTTAATAAACACACCTATTTACCTTATAAAGAACAACTAGATTTGTTATTAGATAAGTTTAGCAAATCAAATGATAAATTAAGTATTAACTATAGTCCTGACAGAATAAAATTTGACAGTTTAAATGATATTACTTTAATTGTCTATAAAGATAATATTGTATCTTTCGCTTCAGTATTAAGTAGACCAAATTGGCCTAAAAATATTAGTAGAATATTTAATCGGTTATTAAGAAATAAAAAATTTGATTGGGTCAATCCAACATTTGGTATCATATCAAAATTAACACACGACCACCAAATAAAATATTGTAAAAGTATAGGTCAAGACTTTGTTTTTATATCTATTGAAGGTAACAAAAGATTATATCTCAAAAGATGGATTAAACAAGCTAATGAATACAGTCCAGGGTGGTCTTTATGTGATGATAAAAAATGGGTTGAAACCGGTCCTCCAGAAAGTTGTTTACAACATATTATCTATAAAAAAATATCAGATACTAACGAACCTTTTCCTTTATAAAAGGTAAAAATATTATACTAGGGTCAAATTCATTTTTCTTTTTAGCAAAATTATATGATTCAGTATCATAATGATGGTTATTATGTAATGCTTGACCCCACGTTAATAATGCAAATAAAGGAATATTTACAGCTTTATCAGTAGTGTTGTAGGATTTATATCCTATTTTTCCTGTATGACATAATACATTTACTAAAGATTCTTGATGATATGACCAAGCAGCAGGAATTATCCAAAACCATAATGTAAATTCAAAGTTTATTAAACAACCTAATATAAATGTGGACCAGATAATATGATTATTATATCTATATAACCAAATGTGAAATTTATCTTTTATTATATCTCTTATTTTATCTGTTTTTATTTCTGTAACTTTTTTACTATGTATCCAACCTATATAAGCGTGAAGTAATCCATCTTTTGGACTATGTGGGTCTCCTTCTTTATCAGCGTTCTCGTGGTGCATACCTCTATGAACAGCTGCCCACCATAGAGGACTACCTTGAATACAAAGTGTTGATAAAAAAAGTAAAGGTTTTCTTAACCAATTTTTTAATTTAAATGTTCTATGACTTACATATCTATGTAGAATTACAGCAGAACCTAAACCACAAAATGTAATCCAGCCTAAAAATAGATATAACCAATTAGGAGATGTAAGAAACATTCCTAATAAAGCTAATATTTGTACAGGCCAAAAAACAAGCCATAAGTATAGTTGTTGTTTATTCATTAATATCCACCGTCATTTTCTTTTATATGTTCTAAAAAAGGAGCTACTTCAAAATTTTGAGTTAATCTACCACGTCTAGCATTTGTTTCATCATTAAATCCTCCATCAACTCCTTCCCAATTAGTTATATTTATTCTATATTTTCCGTGTATTGCCGTCCAAGCATACTGATTATCTTCAAATAATTTTGGATTCGGATTTATACCAAACTTGTCTGATATCAACTGTTTTAATTCATCAAACTTATAATTCTGATCCTTTTCAATCATATATCGTCCTACTTGTCCAACATTTCTAAACTCAAAAGATGTACCTATTCGCATTTTATTATTATCTTTATACGCAACCATTCTATCTATAATATGTTCGTTCAAATTTTTAATAACAATACAACCAATAGACAACCGTAATTTTAAAGATAAACAATTTGCTAATGCATCCATTTTCTTCTTAGCACATTTTAATTTATCAGTTATTTCATATACTTTATCATCATCAAAACCAGTCATACTTAAATATACAGTTTTCAATCCAGCGTCTTTTAATTCTTTTAAATAATGATAATGGGCAATTCTTAATCCATTAGTTGCAATAGTTGTTCTATGACCAAGTGATGTTGCCTCTTTTATAATCTTTGCTAAATCTTTATGTAATGTGGGTTCACCACCAATAAATCTAAATTCAATTTTAACTTTAAATCTTTTTATAAAGTCAATAACTTTATCTGTATTCAAATCTGGATAATGTCTAAAGGGTAAATAACAATTAGCACACTCCATATTACATCTATGTACTATATCACAATAGACATATTTAAATTTACTATCTTCTGGTTTCATCTATCAATTGTCCATTATAATACATATCTTTAATTAAATTATAGTCATCATATTTCTCTTTAAAAGAAATACTTAATATCACTCTATCTCTATCTGATCCATTTATAACTCCGTGTATTGCTCTTGTATTCAAACAAAAAACTTTATCAGATACAAAAGTTTCAATTAATTTTGTATTCTTATATTGTCTAGCAGCAGTTTCTATTTTTTTACCTTCTACTTGTAAAACAACTTCCTCCTCTTCTTTACTTTCAAAAAAAGTTATCTTATCATTTTTACCTATTATAACTGGTATATTAAGTCCAACTTTTCTATTATCTGTATGTGGTGTTATTACTCCTTCAGCATAAGTTTTAAAAAACTTAACATTGTCTATCAACTCTTTATAATTTTTAAGTTGATTAATATGTTCTAATACATCTTCTTTAGAAACATATTGTGTATGTAAGTTTGTTTTTGGTTTTTCACCTGGACCATACATTGCCCAAACATTTTTATTGTTTAAATACGTTTGTTTTAATTTTTCAGAATCAAATTTAAATTCAGGTATTTCAAAAGCATTAATCATAAATTTCCAATTAAGTGTATTCTATCCTTCCAAGAAGCATTAACAGCAGTATGTTTTAAAGTAGTATCAATTATATACCAATTACCATCTGCTGGATATCTTTTAATCTTATCATCAATAACAAAGAAACAATTGTCATTGGTGATTATAGGTATGTGAAATCTTTTACCATAGTCTTGATGGTAAGAATAACAAGTTTTACTTTTTAAATTCATCAATCTAACTCTATATAAATTATGTTCTTTAATAATAGAATTGATATAAGGTAAATCAAATAATGGATATATAAATTCTTTTTCTTTCACTGGTAAATCAGCAACTTTACCAACACCAACAAAAGGGTTTTTAATAGTTGTTGTACCTTGTAAACATATTTGTTCATCCCATTTAGGTAAATGTTTTATTTCTTCTAATATTTTACTTATGTCTATACTCATATAATTCCTTTGATATACAGATACGATTTTTATTAGCTCTTTTATAATCGTTCCATTTATTATTATTTGTTGTTGCAATCCATATTACATCTGAAGGTTCTAAATTCATTTCTTTGCATACTTCTATTTGGTTATCTTTTAACTTATTATAAACATAATCTATTTTAAAATTATCTATAATTTTTTCTGCTACTTGATGAGCATAGTAATTATAATACCTATATTTTAAAGTCAATGCTTCTAATCTAGGCATTGATTTTCTGGAGAAGAGCCAACCAGTTCTTATATTTTTTAAACCAAAACATTTACTAAAACTGAAAAAGACAAATTCTACATTAGAACCAATTTCAATTTTTTGAGGTTTAGCACTTCCTATATACGCAAGGTCTAACGCTACAGGAATATCTGTTGGTACTTTTTTATAATTACCATCAATTGAACTTGGAGAACTCATATAAAAAATTTCACCTTCTCTATTATTAGGTAACCATATATAATCTCCATCGTTCATATAAATTCTTCTTTTTTCAAATGCCATCCAATAATTCAATCCTTCAGTTATTCCATTTGTTGGATAAACACTAAATCCTTTTAAATTTATAACAGGAGATAACCAATCTTTTATTTTTGTTTTATAAGGTTCCAAAGCTTCAAGGTCAGGAACTACTGTATTAACAATATCAGATACTTCTTTCAAAGTAAAACTCCTTAAAGCTCTACTATTTTTTATAAACCAAGTAATCATATTGTTCTCACGATATAAAATAAGGCGACCACCAACCAGTCCAGCCTTTCTCCATTAAATGGTGCATTTGACCTAGTGTACATATACTATAATTTTTATCTGGTTCTTCTACTTTAATTTTCGGACAAACCTTATCATAGGTTTCATATTCTATTTCACGATAATAAAATTCATCACTACCCTTATTATATTTCTTTAAATAATATGTATCGTTATCTTTAAACTTATTCCATATATGTGATACATCACCTGTCCAAGATACAATGGATGAATTTAAAGGTGTATGAGCTGGTTCTCTCCACCAAGTATCATCTAATAATGTAAAATTCTTTCTAATTAAATTTGGTAATTTATTATAGATAACTACATCTAAATCAAAATATAAGTTTTCTCCATCTCTAAACTTATCATACATTTGAAGTTTATTATACCAATTACCATACAGGTCATTTTCAATAACTTCAAACTCGTCATACTTTAGACCAGAATAAGTATCTATCATATGCTTTAAATTATCAACGTGCCAAGTTGTAAATCTTTTACCAGTCCTTACACAAATTATTCTCATTGAAATGCCCACGCTCTTTCATTACACCAAAAACATTTACCACAAGGATTTGGAAAATTTTCATTACCACTTTCTACTCCCCACGCACACGATTTAGTTAAAGGAAATAAATCTTTTATAAGATTGTGTTCTTTATATACACCTGATACAAACTTTTTATTTGTAAATATGTATGGTGTGTATGTAATACAATTATTATAACCTTTATCAAATACATCTAAACTTTCAAAGTCACCTGGATCACGTTTTCTTTCTGCAACGTCATAAAATCCACGTTCTTTCATAACTTCAATAGGTGGATTACAAGACATACCTGTTGCAACTACTGTATTATATTTTGTTGCCATTAATTCACGTATTGCTCTGCATTGTAATGCTTTTGAACAACCTCTTACATTTCTCCATAAAGTTGTAAGTTTACCATTTACCATTATTTTATTACGAGGATCAGCCATTTCTTTTTCTGCCTTTTCTATCCATACTGGATCACCTGTCCTAACATCAAATAATTCTAATTCTTTTATATTAGAAAATCTACCTTGTAAATATTTGTGTACACTAATAGCTCGTTCCGTATCAATAAGACCATCACCATCTTTACAGTTAAAGGGGTGTATCTCCGTTTGTGGAAAGTATGTTGCAATAAGAAATGCTAGAGAAGCTGAATCGCAACCACCAGATAATGATAAAATTACCTTGTTGGGCGC